TCACAGCAAGGCCGGGGCAAGCCCAAGCCTGCAGCGGACAAGGCCAAGCTGGTCGGCAAGATCGAGGCGCAACTGGCTGAGGCCGGCCGGCCATGGGAGTACGGCGATGGCCTGGCCAAGCGGCTGTACAAGGTTGAGCGGCTGGAGTGGCTGGACGCCAAGCAACTGAGTGGCGTCGTCGCGGCTCTGGCCAAGGACGCGAAACGAAACGGGAGAAGGCAATGAGCAATGGGGAGTTGTTTACAAGTGAGGGCATCGACAAGCTAGACCCGGACCAGGTGTTAGCTCGCATGGAAGATCCATCGGTCCTGGCTCGTTGGGAGGGAACGCTGGTAGAGATGTCCAGCCTTGCCGAGAACAAGCTGCTTCAGCTGCTGCCAGGAATGGCCGACACGGTGCCGCAGATCGCCCGCGAGGTGGTCTATGCGATCTGCCAAACGATGGGCGGTGCTGTCGTCTACATACCCCGAGGCGATAAATTGCGCCGAGCGCTGCGAGACGGGGAGATCTTTCGAGGATGGCGAGATCAGAACACGCGGCCTGATGCGCTGGCTCGAAAGTTTGATCTGTCCAGCCAGGCGGTTTATGACATCATTGCCCGCCAACGCGTCCTGCACCGAAAGCAGGAGCCCGACCTTTTCGGGTACGACGATGCCCCCAAGCGGTTACACTGACCGCCACCTCAATAAGCCCCGCACTGCGGGGCTTTTTGCTTAAATCCCCCGGAAATACCTGACCCGCGCCACGCGGGCGAATCTAGCCAGGTCCACACCAACTGGCAGATTCGAACATGTCCCAGCACGAAACTTCTTCAGCGGAATACGCACAGCGCGTCATTGACGAGCGCTGCGAGAAGACGCGCCAAAAGATGATCGATGAGTGCCCGAGCGAGTGGCGAATCGACGTCATCGGGCGGGTCGCAATTCATCGCCGGCAAGTAGCGCAAGACGCCTGCAAAGGTGGCCTGCGCGGTCGGTCAACTCCCGCCACCCCTCCCAAGCCTGGTCGCTACATCCCACCACCCCAGCGCCGTAACTAACCAGCGGTAGCCGCAAGCGCTATCGCCAACATCCGCAACGCCCTCAAAACCAACAAGGAGGTTCGTCCATGAACCAGCCTAGCGGCCGCCCGCGCCTTCGGCGGCACTATCGAGCACCACGCTTGACCTTCTGGACCCTGATCACCATCGGCCTTCTGGTCGCGCTGTACCTCATCGCCCCGACCAAGATCGCGGTTGTGCTCTACAAGGCGGCGTTGGTCACTGGCGGCGCAGTTTTGGCCTACTGGATCGACCGCGCCCTGTTCCCGTATGCGCGCCCCGACCAGGTCTGTGCAGTGCATCAGCCGTGGGCAGGCATTCGCCGTGCGCTGATCGTGCTGGCCTGCGTCCTCGGCCTGACACTGGGGCTCTGACCATGAGGCGACTCTACCTCTCTAGTCTGATCCTTTTTGTTGTCCTGCCGGTGGCCGCGATCCTCAGCAACGTCTCCGTCGCACGGGCTGACATCCCGGCCGAGGCGCAGCAGTACCGCCGCGAGCTGACCCGGATCGCTCAGGCCGAGTGGGGGCTTGATGCCCCCGTGGCATCCTTCGCCGCGCAGGTGCACCAGGAGTCGCGCTGGCGGTTCAACGCGAAATCCCCTGTCGGTGCGCAAGGCTTGGGCCAGGTGATGCCCACGACCGCCGTGTGGCTTGCGGAACTGTTCCCCGACACCCTGGGCAATGTTCAGCCGTTCAACTCCACTTGGTCGCTCATGGCCTTGGTCAGCTACGACCGCTGGCTGGCTGACCGCATCAAGGGGCGCAACGCCTGCGAGCGCCACGCCATGGTGCTGTCCTCCTATAACGGTGGCCTTGGCTGGCTGATCCGCGACCGCAAGCTGGCATCGGCACAGGGCGCCGATCCGCTGGCTTGGTTCGGCTCCATTGAGCGGTTCAACGCGGGCCGCTCTGCCGCCGCCTTCCGAGAAAACCGGGGCTATCCCCGGCTGATCCTCAAGACCTTTGAAGCCCAATACATCGCCGCTGGCTGGGGCGAAGGGGTGTGTTCATGAGCGCAAACAAACTCGTGCTCGTCTGGCTCCTGCTCATCGCCGCAGTCGTCGGCGGCTTGGTCCTGATCCGCAGCGATGGCTACGACCAGGGTTTCGCCTTGGCGAAAGCTGAGGGTGATGCGGCCCTGGCCAAGCAAGCCACGGCGCATGAGGAAGAGCTGCGCCGCTTGGCCGAGTCCGCCGCCGCAAGCCTGAAGAAAGCCGCAGACGAGCTGATCGCATCCCAGGCATACGGCAACCAATTGGCGGCGGATCTAGTCGCCAAGCGTGAAGAGCTGCGGGCCGTCACTGAAAAACTCAACGGAGAAATCCAACGTGTCACGACCCTGTACCGCCGAGCCCTCGATGCGCAGCCTGAGGCGCTGCCTCCTGCTCTGTTCACTGTTGGCTTTGTCCGCGTGTGGAACAACGCCCTCTTTGGCACCGCAACCGCAAGCGCAGCCGCAGTGCCTTCCACCGGCATCACCACCAGCGGAGCTGATGCGACTCCCTCCGGCTCCTCTGCCGCTGACGACCTGATCGCGGGAGTCACCCGCGCTGACCTGCTGGCCAACCAAATCCGCAACGGCGAGGGCTATGCCGCCTGCCGTGCCCAGCTAACGCAACTGATCGAATGGAATACACGCAATGGACGTAACTGATATCGCCACAGAAACGGAAGAGGCATTCCGCGAGCAGGCGCTGGCGGCGCGAGGCGCAGGCCGGGCGCACTACACCGGGCCTCGCATCACGCACTGCGAGAGCTGCGGCGACCAGATCCCCCCAGCACGCAGCGAGATCCTGCCAGGCGTTGAGCTGTGCGTGAGCTGCCAGGAAGACATCGAACGGATGGGCGGCCGATGAGCACCATCGAGCTGCCGGTCTGGCAGCTAATCAGCATCGACGTAGGCCTGGTGGGCGCAATGATGGCTCTCCTCAAGCTGCTGCTCGCCGCCATCGAGCGCCGCCTGGATCAGCGCTTTGCGCACATGGACGGCCGCTTCGAAGAGCTGGCCAAGGACTCCGACCGGCTGCGCCAGGTCGAGCTTGGCCTGGAGAAATTGCGCGGGGAAATGCCCCTGCACTACGTGCGCCGTGAAGACTGGGTGCGCAACCAGGCCGTGATCGAATCCAAGATCGACGGCTTGGCCCTCAAACTCGAAAACGTGCAGCTCCGGGGAGCCCGCCCATGAACATTGATACTGCAAAGGTGCGTCGCGAGTCGATGCGCTGGTACATCCTGCTCACCCTCAATACCAGTCGCCCCGTTGATCCGCATGAGGCCGTGGTGCTCTCGACGGTGCAAGGCATGTATCCCGATGCCACGGCGTTGGAACTGCGCCGCGAACTGGACTACCTGGTCGACCGCAAGATGGTCACGGTGGAGAAGTCGCCGTCCGGGCCTTGGTCAGCGGGTATCACTTCCTTGGGCGTTGATATCGTCGAATACGCCGTCGAGTGCCGCGCAGGCATCGCCCGGCCAGAGAAATACTGGTAATGCCGCCGCGTAGCAAGGTCGCCGCGCTGCCGCCAGAGGTGAAAGCCTGGCTGGATCAGTCGCTGGTGGAATCGAACTTCGGTGGCTATGAGCAATTGTCAGCCGAGCTGGAGTTGCGCGGCTACTCCATTGGCAAGAGCGCGCTGCACCGCTACGGCAGTGAGTTCGAGGACAAGCTGGCCGCCCTGAAGATGTCCAGCGAGCAGGCGAAGGCCGTCGTCCAGGCTGCGCCCGATGACGAAGGGGCGGTCAACGAGGCGTTGATGCGCCTAGTTCAAGAGCACCTGTTCAAGCTGCTGATGGCTGCTGACGGCAAGATGGATCTGCCCAAGGTGGCCAAGGCCGTTGCCGAGCTGGGCCGGGCGTCTGTCGTCCAGGCGAAATGGAAGACCGAGGTACGCGCCAGGGCGGAAGCCGCTGCCAACCAGGTCGAGAAGATCGCCAAGAAAGGCGGCCTCAGCGCCCAGACCGTGGACGAGATTCGCCGCGAGATCCTGGGGGTGGCGTCGTGAATGTGATCCATCAATGGAGCGACGAAGACGGCATGTGGATTGATGCCAACGAGCAGAGCCTGGTGTCCGCCAGGGCTGCTGGCTGGAAGACCAGAACCGTTGTCGAACTTGCCGACGCGCCGCTGCCTGAGTCGGTGCGCTGCTCGCTCATGAACCTCATCCGCGATGACGCCTACGCAGCATCGTTCCAGTCGCTCGGGCAGTACCGGTCGGCGCTGCTCCGTGCGATCCGTGAGGATCTGGCGCGATGACCCATACACTTTCCCCGCTTACTCAGGCGCTCAGGTCTGAAGGCATCGGCAGCACTCCCGTTGTGCTGCTGCCCTATCAGCAGAAGTGGATCGGCATCCGAGCGCCGCTGAAGGTCGGCGAGAAGTCCAGGCGTATCGGCCTGACCTGGGCGGAGGCTGCTGATAACGTCCTGGTTGCTGCCGCGTCGAAGAGTGCCAAGGGCCAAACCGTCTATTACCTGGGCTACAACCAGGACATGACGGTCGAGTACATCCAGGCTTGCGCGATGTGGGCGCGTGCCTTCGACTACGCGGCCGGCGAGATCGAAGAAGGCATCTGGCCGGACGAGGACAAAGAGAAGCACATCAAGACCTACACCATCGTGTTCCCCTCGGGGCACCGCATCGTGGCGCTCACTAGTCGCCCGAGCAACTTGCGGGGTCGTCAGGGCGTGGTGGTGATCGACGAAGCGGCGTTCCACCAGGATCTGGCCGAGCTGCTGAAGGCAGCGCTCGCCCTGCTGATCTGGGGTGGTGAGGTCCATGTGATCAGTACCCACGATGGCACCGAGAACGCTTTCAACGAGCTGATAGAAGAGATCCGTGCCGGTAAGCGTAAGGGACATCTGTTCCGCTGCACCTTCAGCGAGGCAGTGGCCGAGGGCCTATATCACCGGGTGTGTATGCGCCGTGGCATCCCTCACGTCCAGGAAGAAGAGGACGCTTGGGTCGCGGACGTTTACAGCTTCTACGGCGATGCGGCTACAGAAGAGCTGGACTGCGTGCCCAGCCAGGGCGGCGGCGCCTACCTGTCGCTGGCCCTGGTCGAGAGTCGCACGAGCCGGGACTCCCCGGTGCTGCGCCTCAAGTACCCGCAGGGGTACGAGACGGCTCCGGAGCACGTGCGCCTGGCTGAGTCTCTGGAGTGGTGTGAGCGCGAGCTGCTGCCGCTGCTCAAGGACTTGCCAACCAATGTGCAGAGCTTCTATGGGATGGACTTCGCCCGCTCGGGTGACCTGTCCGTCTTCTGGCCGGTGCTCAAGGAGCAGGACTTACGCAAGCGGACGCCGTTCGTGCTGGAGATGCGCAACGTACCGTTCAAGCAGCAGGAGCAGATCCTGTTCTACATCGTCCGGCGCCTGCCCAACTTCCTCAAAGGTGCGCACGACGCACGAGGCAATGGTCAGCAGATCGCCGAGGCCGCTGCCGTGGAGTTCGGGTTCAACCGCATTGAGCAGGTCATGCTCACCGAGGGCTGGTATCGGGACAACATGCCGCCCTTCAAGGCCGCGCTGGAAGACGACACCCTTTATGGCATTCCGGCCGACAAAGACGTAACCGGCGATGTGCGTGCTTTCCGGGTGGTGAAAGGCGTGGCCCGCATTCCCGAACAGCGCACTACCGAGAAAGGCGGCGATAAACGCCACGGTGACGCAGGCGTTGCGCTGGTCCTGGCTGACTTCGCCAGCCGTCAAGAAGTAGAGATTTTCGAATATCACCGCGTCCAACAGTCGACCTCGCATGATCGCCAGATCGTGCGCGGGGCCGGTTGGCGCTCTGGAAAAGGCATCTGGTAATGGCACGTTCCCCTATCGTCGACCAGTACGGTCGCGCCATCGAATACGATCAACTCACCGAGGAAGTTGCCGCGCCGCGTGTGACTGGCGTGCGCCATGTTTGGCACCCGTCCGTGGCGGGTGGCCTTACACCAGGTCGTCTCGCTTCCTTGCTGCAAGCCGCTGCTGAGGGCGATGCACGCGACTACCTGACCCTTGCCGAGGAAATGGAAGAGCGTGACTTGCACTATGCCTCGGTGCTGGGCACGCGCAAGCTTGCCCTTGCAGGTCTGAACATCCGCGTTGAGGCGGCTACAGATGATGCCGAGGACGTTCGACGGGCCGATATGCTTCGCGAGGTGGTTGGGGCGGCTGAGTTCGGCGAAGTGCAGACGGACCTCACGGACGCCTTGAGCAAGGGCTACTCCGTTGCCGAAATCATCTGGGATCGCAGCGGTAAAACGTGGATGCCAGAGCGATATGAATGGCGCGACCCGCGCTTTTTCGCTTTTGACCGGGAGACAGGCCAGGAACTGCGGCTGCTCGATGACGCCGATATGATCAACGGCATTGCCCTTGCTCCCTACAAGTTCATTGTGCATCGCCCGCGCCTGCGTACCGGCTTGCCGATCCGTGGCGGGTTGGCTCGCCTCGCGGCGGTTGGGTACATGTGCAAGGCGTGGACTTGGAAGGACTGGATGGGCTTTGCCGACATCTTCGGTATCCCGATGCGCGTTGGCCGATATGGGCCGAACGCCAGCAAAGAAGACATCGGGGTGCTGATGTCGGCGGTGGCCAACCTCGGAAGTGATGCGGCCGCTGTTATTCCCGAGTCGATGCGTATCGACTTCACGCAGGCCGCGAACGTCAGTGGTGCAGGTGACTTCTTCAAGGGGCTGGCCGAGTGGTGGGACAAGCAAATGTCCAAGGCCATTGTCGGGCAGACCATGAGCGCCGACGACGGTGCCAGCCTGGCACAGGCCAAAGTTCATAACGAGGTGCGGCTGGACCTGCTGGAGGCGGATGCCAAGGCGGAGTCGAACACGCTCAACCGCATGTTCGTGCGGCCTTTCTGCGACCTGAACTTTGCACCTGGTCGGCCTTACCCGAAGCTGATCATTGATGTCCCCCAGCCCGAAAACCTTGAATTGCTGATCAAGGCCGTGACGGCAATGGTCCCGCTGGGGCTGCGGATCGAGCAGTCGGTTATCCGTGACAAGTTCGGCCTACCTGAGCCAGCGAAAGACGCCGAGATCCTTGCGGCTCCAACTGCTCCTGGTGCAGCGGTGGCCACCGCACTGAACCGCGAACGTCCAGCGGTTCCGGCTGCGATGCCGGATATCGTGGATAGTCAGGTCGAGACGATGGAAGCGGCTGCTACAGCTCCCATGGATGACATGGTGGATGCAATAAAGGAGCTGCTGGATACGGTGTCCAGCCTTGAAGAGTTCCGCGACCGGCTGATTGAGGCGTACCCAGCCATGAACGCCGAGCAGCTCTCTAACGCCATGGCTGACGGCATGATGGCTGCTAGCTTGGCCGGGCGCTATGACGTTATCAGGGGGCTGTGATGCGAGGTCATAACGAGAATTCAGCCACGCGTAAGAAGGTGATCAGCCTCTATAGCACTGATGGCGTTGCCTTTCATGTGACTTGCGAGCCAGCGCCGGGCTGTGTGTCGTTCACTATCGGAATGGAGGAGGAGCGCGACGTTGAGCTAAGTCGCGCTGAAGCGCTGGAGCTGGCCGACTTCATTAAGCGGGGTGTGTGATGGCCATATCCCATGGCTCCCTACCGTTCAAGGAACAGATCGACTACTTCAAGGGTAAGACCAATCTGCCGTCCCGCGCCTGGACGGATCTCTATGCGGCTGAACACGACTGGGCGTTTGTTGTGGCAGGTACGACAAAGCGCGATCTGCTGGCCGATATGCGCGGCGCCGTAGAGAAGGCCATCGCGACGGGGCGCACCCTGGAGCAGTTCCGCACAGACTTTGACAAGATTGTTGGCCAGCATGGTTGGGAGTACAACGGCGGTCGGGCATGGCGTTCCCGCACCATCTTTGAAACGAACCTGCGGCAGTCCTACAACGCCGGGCGCGAAACACAGATGGCTGATCCGGAGCTGCGCAAGGCGCGGCCCTATGGCCTCTATCGCCACGGCGATAGTGCCAATCCGCGTCCCCAGCACCTAGCCTGGAATGGCACGGTGCTCCCGCTCGATGACGCTTGGTGGTCAACGCATAGCCCGCAGAACGGCTGGGGGTGCAAGTGTAAAAAGTTCATGGTGAGCGCTCGGGATGTTGAGCGCATGGGCCTCAAGGTCGGCCCGGCCCCGGTGGTAGAGTACGAAACACGGATCATTGGCGTGAACAGCCCCAACGGTCCTCGTAGTGTCCGGGTGCCTTTGGGCATAGACCCCGGCTTCGAACATGCGCCAGGCCAGTCGCGCCTGTCTTCTGCCGTACCAGCACCGCGAGCGTATGACCCGATTCCTGCACCTGGTGCGCGCACCAGCGCGGTGCCGAGTGCCGGATTGCCGAACCGCCGCCCTCCTGGTGCGTTACCAGCACCTCGGCCAGCAGCCCCCAGTCGGCTCATGCCAGAAGGGTTGGATGACGAAGAGTACGTCGGCCGATTCCTTAAAGAGTTCGGCGCTACCGAGACAAGTCCGGTCGTGTTCCGCGACAAGGTAGGCGACGGCATTGTGATCGGCCGTGGTTTGTTTGCTGATGCCAAATCGGGCGCAGTAAAGATCGGCGAGCGAGGCAATGCCCGTGAGCTGCTATTGCTGGCCGATGCGCTGAAAGAGCCGGACGAGGTATGGGTAAGGCTTGAATGGCAGAGCGAGCAGAACAAGGCGGTTGTGCGTCGTCGTTACATCAGCCGCTTTGAGATTGAGGGTGAGGCGGTGCCAGCACTGGCGGTGTTTGAAGTGGGGGCCGATGGCTGGGATGGCGTCACCACGGTTGCCCCGGCCGGTACTAACGCTGACTACCTGGAGCAGCTCCGCATTGGAGTGCGGCTCTACCGTCGTTCGGATACCGAGTGATCCAAGCTTCTATATAGAAGGAGGTGCGCGTGGCAGGCGCGATGCTTGATGTAAAGGTGGATAGCACTGCGGTTGGGCGCGAACTGGAGCTACTGATTGAGCGGCTGGGCTCCCTGCGCACCCCGCTCAACGACATTGCGGAATACCTGCACATGTCTACTGATAGTAGAGCCCGGCGCCAGGTCGCACCGGATGGCTCGCCTTGGGTGCCGTTGTCGCCGCGCACTCTGGCCAGAAAGAAAGGCAACAAGATCCTCCGTGACTCCGGGGCTCTGCTCGATACTCTTCGGCACCAGGTCAGCGGAGACGATCTCAGTTTCGGCACTGACCGTCCCTACGGTGCCATTCACCAGTTCGGCGGAAAGATCGAACACGCTGCTCGATCTCAGCAGGTGTACTTCAAGGAAAAGGGCGGCGTGGTCGGCAACCGCTTCGTAAAGAAGAGCAAGTCCAACTTCGCACAGTGGGTAACCCACGGGGCGAGATCCGTCGAAATGCCAGCTCGACCATACCTCGGATTGTCGAGCGAAGACGAAACAGAGATTCTGGAGATCGTTGCGACCTATTTGAGGGGTGAAACAGGCCGTTGAAAAACGCGCTCATTTGAGCGCGTTGGAGGTCCTAAGCGGTGCATCCGGTTGGGAATCGAGCCAGAACACCGTTAGATTACCGTTAGATTCTGTTCTGGCCCCATTCCCGCACGCCAACCGACACCGGGATTCTTCGAAAGGCTGGAAAACCTGAAGAAATGATCCGCTCGCCCATCACGGCGATGTAGCATTCACCTCCCTCCTGCAGTCCCCCTCAGCCGGCCAAATCCTTGCGTCGAGCTTAAAAACACCTGCCCAGATCTGCCGCACACACTGGCGGCATGAAAACACTCATCGCACTCAACACGGATCTATCGGCGCTGCCCCTCATCGAGGGTAAGGCGCCCGACTGGATCGAACTGATTCCCACCGGCCCCACCATCACTGGTCGTGACGGTCGCACCTGGCTGTGGGATGAGATCGCCCATCAACTGGTGCTTACCGCCTTTGCCAGTCGCGGAATCGACGCGGTGATTGATTGGGAGCACTCCACCGAGATAGCAGCACCGCAGGGTGCGCCTGCTCCCGCCGCTGGCTGGATTGATCGGCTAGAGCTGCGCGGTGGCGCCCTCTGGGGCCATGTCACCTGGACGCCCCGAGCTGGGGAGCAGGTCGCCGCCCGTGAGTACCGCTTCGTTTCCCCCGTATTCGACTACGACGACACCTACCGGCGAATTCTTCGCATGGTCAGCGTCGGCCTGACGAATAAACCCAACCTGGTGCTGACCGCACTGAACCATGAGCAACCGGAGATTCATAAATTGCCGCTTCCAATTGCACTTGCAGCGTCCCTCGGACTGGACGCCAACGCTACCGATGAACAAGCCGTCGCCGCAGTGAATCAGCTGAAGGCTACCGCTACGGCTCGCAACAACGAACAGCCCAGCCTGGACAAGTTCGTGCCGCGCCAGGACTACGACCATGCCGTTTCCCGGGCGACCAATGCCGAGCAGGCACTGGAAACACGCAAGGCCGAAGACCACAAGGCCGTAGTGGAATCCGTGATCGATGCCGCGCTGAAGGCCGGAAAGATCACCCCAGCCACCGTCGACTACTACCGCGCTACCTGCTCGGAGCAAGCCGGGCTCGACCGTTTCCGCGAGTTCGTAAAGGCGGCACCGACCATTGGTGCTCCTTCCGGTCTGGGCGAGCACAAGCCTGATGGCACCTCTACCGCGCTCAATGCCGAAGAGAAGAGGGTCGCCAAGCTCATGGGCCAGACCGAAGAAGACTTCCTCAAGGGCCGCGTAAGCGAATAAAGGACGCAACCACATGATTATTACCCCACAAGCGCTGGCCGCATTCTTCACTTCCTTCCGCAGCGAGTATCAGCGTGCCTTCGACGGTACGCCGACCGACTGGCAGCGGATCGCTACAGAAGTGCCATCGACCAGCTCCAGCAACACCTATGGCTGGCTGGGTCAGTTCCCGGCATTCCGTGAATGGATCGGTGAGCGTGTGCTGCGTGACATGGCCACCCACGCTTACACCATCAACAACAAGAAGTTCGAGTCTTCCGTCAGCGTCCCGCGCGATGCCATGGAAGATGACGAAGTCGGCGTGTACGGCGCGCTGTTCCAAGAAATGGGCCGTGCTGCCAAGGCTCACCCGGACGAGCTGGTTTTCGCCATGCTGAAAGCAGGTCTGACCACGGCTTGTTACGACGGTCAGAACTTCTTCGACACCGACCACCCGCTGTATGCGAATAGCGATGGCACCGGCACGGCAACCTCCATCAGTAACTACCAGGACGGTACTGGCCCGGCCTGGTATCTGCTGGATGTCAGCCGTGCCATCAAGCCGATCATCTTCCAGAAGCGCCGCAATTACGACCTGAAGGCTATGACCAAGGTCGATGACGAAAAGGTGTTCATGGAAGACGTTTATCGCTATGGCGTCGATGCTCGGGTCAACGCTGGCTTTGGCCTCTGGCAGTTCGCTTACTGCTCCAAGGCGCCGCTCAACGCTGATAACTACTCCGCTGCCCGCGCTGCCATGAAGGACTTCAAGGCCGATGGCGGTCGTCCGCTGGGTGTTCGTCCTGGTCTGCTGGTCGTGCCATCCAGCCTGGAAGGTGCTGCGCGCAAGCTGGTCGTCAAGGATGCCGAAGGCGGCAACGAATGGGCTGGCACCGCTGAAGTGCTGTCGCCGAGCTGGTTGGGGTAACGGGCCATGGGAACAGTGATTAAAGCCAAACGTGACGGCTACCGCCGTGCTGGCCTGGCTCATTGCGTCGCGGGCACGTTCCATGAGGACGGTGATCTGTCGGAGCGGCAACTGGCCATGCTGCGCGGTGACCCGAATCTGCTCGTTGTCGAGGGTGCGCAGGAAGACGTTCTCCAGCTCGACCAGGGCAACGATGACCTGATCCAGGAACTGGGTAACACCATCGCTGGACTGGAGCACGAATTGGGCCAAGCCCGCGCAGGGCTGAAGTCGGCATGTTCTGACCTGATAGCGGCGCTCGACCGCCAGAAGGCGGCGCCGGGCTTGGTTGTGGAAGCGTTGAAGCTGCTGGAGCCAGAAGACCCGACGCAGGAAGGGATCATCTGCATCAAGGCAGACAGCCTGGCAGCACTCATCGCCGAACACCTTCAACCGCAGCAGAAGACGCCGGAGGCGCAGGACGATGCAAACAGGTCGACGCTCAGCAATGCCGGCGGTGATGAGCCGCCGAATCCGGCGCCGGTTCCGGCAGTGGCTGCGGCAGATGGTGCTCCGGCCGGAGCTGTAGCCCCGGACAAAGCGGCGGGTAAACGTGGCAAGGCAGCACAGAAGGAAGCTGATTAATGAACCTCTCGCTGCCGAGCGCAATCGCGGTCATCACCCGCTTTGGCTCCAAGGAAATGGCTGAGCTTGCAGTGCCTGCATTCAGCCGACCTATCGAGGGCGAGCTGCTGGAAGCGGCTGCCAAGGGTGAGCCCCTGGACGATTGGGATGCCGAGGATGTGGCATCTGCTGTAGCGGCCCTGGCACGGATCGCCGACGCCGCGACCCGCGCTCGCAGTGAAGTTCAGTTCTATCTGCGCTACCGGCTCCAGGGCGAGGACGCCCCGGACTGGGTAGCCGATGACCTGCCCGAGCTGACCAGGTTCCACTTGTACGGCGAGAAGGCCAACGCCGAATCGGCTGTGCGTCTGCGCTACAAGGACATCATTAAGCGGCTGGAAAGCCTGGCCGCTGAGGACGAGAAGCGCGGCGCGGCCGAGGCCGGGCAGTCCGGTCTGCAGATCAGCCATCAGCCGCGGATGTTCAGCCGCACCACGCTCAGGGGGCTGTGATGCTGGGCGAACTGGAAGACGCCATCCAGGCCCGGCTCGCGCAGCTGAAGGAACAGCTGCCGCGCCTGCACCTGGACAGCTACGGCGGAGAGTTGAGCGACCCGGATTTGCTGGTCGACCTGCTCAAGAACACCCCGTCGGTTCTGATCACCACCCCAAAGGTGGTGTTCAGGAAAGCGGGCCAGAACCGCCGATTCGCCGCTGCGGTGGTGTTCCGTCTGGTCATTTCCAGCACCTCTGTCCGGGGTGAGCGGGAGACCAGGCGCGGCACGGTGGCCCGCGATCCGGGCAGTTACTGGATCTGGGAGCAGTGTATGCACCTGCTGACTGGGTGGCAGCACAAGGAAGGCGGCGCCCGCGTGGCGCCTACCGAGTTCGCCAACCTGGTCAACGGCAAGTTCCAAACCAGTCACCTCTCGGTGCTGGGCCAGAGCTTCGCCATCGAACTGGACTGGATCATTCCGGAGTTTGAAGCCGGGACGCCAGACCTTGAGGGTATCGACATGGCCTTCCGTGTTCCAGCCGACAACCCCGAGCCCGTGGCTCACGACCACGTTGATTTGAGGAACTTGTGATGCTTGTAACCGCAGCACCAGGTCATCGCGTGCCGATGGCTGGAGATCCACGAAAGTACATCGAGCCCGCACCGGGCGAGCCGGTGGAAGTACCTGACGACTCCTACTACCAGCGCCGCCTCATTTCCGGCGAGCTGGTGGAAGTTGAGCCAAGCAACGCCAAACAGAGCGGTGCCAAACCAGCCGCTAAAAGGGGCGCGAAATGACCATTGAATTCGACACCATTCCGGCGAGCATCCGAAAGCCGGGTGCCTACATGGAGTTCAACACCAAGCTCGCGGTGCGAACTCTTCCGACCAATGCCCAGTACATTTGCCTGATCGTTCCGTTGGGCGCGGGCGCAACTGCTGCGCCGAACGTGCCTGAGCAGGTCTACAGCGCCGACGAGGCCAAGGCCAAGTTCGGTGATGTAGCCGAGGAAATGGTGGCTGCTGCCATCGCGGCGAATCGCTACGTCGCCATTTCCTGTGTCGGTGTCATCGTCGAGGGCCAGACCGAGCCAAGCATTACGGCTGCGCTAGCAGCTACTGCACTGGGTGGGTTCACCATCCTGGTTCCTGCCTGGTTCAGCACGGCTGCCATGACGGCACTGCGCACGCACATCAACACTTACACCGACTCCATCGAGCAACAGTCGATCATCGGTATTGGTGCCGTGACCACCACCCTGTCGGCGGCCACCACCCTGGCTGCAGATTTGAACTCGGGGGCCATTTGCCTTGTAGTCATGCCGGGCACTGCGTCAACTGCTCGCCAGGTCGCGGCAGCATTCGCGTCGGTTGTGGCCTTCGAGGAAGATCCGGCGCGCCCGCTCAACACCCTGGTCTTGACCGGTATCGGGGTGCCGCCAGTCGCGAGCCGACTGAGCCGTACGGAGCAAGAGACCTGCCTGGCCAACGGCGTCACCCCGCTGGAAGTCGGGCCGGGCAACACTGTGCAGATCGTGCGGGCGGTGACCACTTACACCAAGTCGGCGGCCGGGGCGACTGATGTTTCGCTGCTCGATGTAACCACTATCCGCACCCTCTACTACGTCCGCGAGTCCAGTCGTGACCGTGTTCGCCTACGTTTCCCGCGAGCCAAGCTGTCCAACCGGACGCCGGCTGCCGTGCGCAGTGAGCTTCTGGATGTACTTAAGAAGCTGGAAGAGTTGGAGATCGTCGAGAACGTTGATGAGAACGCACCCGGACTCATCGTTGAGCGTTCGGAGCAAGACGTGAACCGACTCAACGCATCGATCCCAGTCGATGTCGTCAATGGCCTGCATGTGTTTGCCGGCCGAATCGACCTTCTTCTGTAACCGGAGCCACCATGTCCGATATTTACGTTGGCCAGATCGTGCTGTCGATCAACGGCACCGACTACGACATCAAAAGCCTCGACGACACCCTCAAGACCGGTCGAACTGTGGTCAAGACCATGAACCGCACCGGCCGACCCAAAGGCTCTGCAGCTGGGATGGAGGAGTACGACCTGCGCGTCGCGGTTGCCATTCCCAAGTCCGGCGAGCCGAACTGGCGAGCGATGGTCGACGCCAAGGTCACCATCGAGCCCCTGGACGGCGGCGGCAAGCGGCAGACCTGGACCGGGGTTTCCCTGATCGAGATGGGCAGCAAGTATCAGCTCGAAGGTGAAGCAACCCGCGACCTAACCCTGACCGCCCTCAACTACTACGACGAGTAAACGCCATGTCCAAAATTGACCCGCGCTGGGACGGCCTGACCATTACCCGCGAACTGGGCATCGGCGTGTACTACGCCGGCCTGCGCCACAAGACCTTCACCCTGCGTGTCGCCATGAGCGGCGACTTGATCGCCGCCCAGCAGGAGCACCCGGCCGGCCCGCTCCAGCTGGTGACGCTGGAAGTCTACCGTCAGCAACTGGTGGCCCTGGGCGAGATCCCGGCCGAGGCGTTGACCACCGAGCTGCTTCGCCAGGAGCTGGCCGAGTCTGACCTAGCCCTGATCGCCGACGCGGATGCCGACCTCGAAAAAAAGCTGTCGACGCCGAGCGCGGCGTCCACGACTGGCGAAGCATCGAGCACGCCCTTGTCCGACACGGCTACCGGCTAGACGAGATCAGGAGCATGACCCGGCCGGAGATTGATGCGCGCATCGGCCTCCTGACCGGGCGTACCAAGGGCAAAAAGCGCTACGTGGTCAAGGGGAAAAAGAAATGACCGGCACCAAAGAGTTTCCATTGAGTGACAAAGAGGCGCAGATCCTGAGCGCCGCCTGGCAGTCCCGGCGCGGAGCGGCGCTGCTGATCCCGGACGGGCCGGACGTGGAGTCCGCCTTCCAGGGCGATCTCATTGACGCGGCGCGCCGGGTCGGCGCCTTCCAGGATGCACCAGGACGTTACGGCTACGGCCTCAACGCGGCGGGATTCCCGGTCTTACGGTGGACGCGACAAGCTTGCGACAGCAAGCCGCCCGTTTCCGGTGCCTCGCTTTCGATTGGTGTTCGTGGAATCGATCTGGAGACATGTCCAGATGGAAGCGTTGTTGTAGCCAAGGCCCAGTAATGGGCCTTTCTTCTTTCTGAAAGGTGGAGTGAGCCGATGAGTTCGGATTTGCGTGTAGCGCTTCGCATCAATGCCTCGTCGGGCAACAGCCGGCGCGAGGTTCAGGCCCTTGAGCGCGACCTACGCAACGCGGGTAAAAACGGCGCCAAGGCGCTTGCCGACGAGAGCGGCAAGGCCGGGACGGCGATCACCAAGGTAGGCAAGGACGGCGCCGCCAGTTACAAGATCATCCGCCAGGCCATGCGCGATGCCGCTACCCAGGGCGCGAACGTCTTCCGCCAGGGCGTCATCCAGACACAGGGAGAACTCAAGCAGCTCGGTCAGGTCGGAAAGCAGGCGGCGAACCAGGCCAAGGGCGAGTTGCAGCGGGCAGACCGGGAAGGCGTGGAGCCGCTGCGCCGCAGTGTCGAGCGGGCCGAGGGTAGTTTTCGCCGGCTGGCTCAGAATGGCGGTCGCAATCTGCGCATGCTGAAGGCCCTGGCGGCCGGCGTTCGTGGCGAATTCGACCGCCTGAAAGGTCTGGGCAGCAGCGCCCAAGGGCAGCTGGCCGGCCTCGGCCTGGGCTTTGGCGCTGCATCCGGCCTGATCGGCAGCGCGAACCTGGATCGCCAACTGATCCGCACCCAGCAGACCGCAGGCATGACCGCCGCCGAGCGCGAGGAGTGGCGCGCTGAAGGCTTCAGGATCGCCAAGCAATACGGCCTCGGCCGTGAGGGCGTCGACAGCGGCTTCAACACGCTGATCGCCTCGGGCGTGAGCTACGACGCGTCGAAGAAGACGGCTGACGCCATTGGCCAGGCCACGGCGGTGACAGGTGCCGACTCGGCCGTACTGGGCAAGGCCGTGGTGGCCGGTGCCAGCGCCTTCAATATCGATCTCAACAAGGAAGGCGAGGCGCTCGCACTCCTGCAAAAGATGACCGTTGCTGGCCGCCTCGGTAATGCCGAGCTGGAGAATTTGGCCGACCTGTTCCCGAAGATCGGCGGCGCGGCGCAGTCGGCGGGTATGTCCATTGCGCAGGCCTTGGCATTCACCGAGACGCTGTCGACCGTCGAAATGCAGCCTGACCGCCTCGGCACTCTGGCCGAGTCGACGCTGCGGGTTTTCAGCGTCCAGGCCTACCGCGACCAGGTCACCAAATCCACGGGCGTGAAGTTCTTCGACGGCAAGGGCGCATCCCGAAACCCTGAGGACGTGATGAGCGACCTCAAGCGCAAGTACGACGGCATGACCACGGATCAGCAGCGCGCCAAGTTCCTGGGCGTCACCTTCAAGGGGATGGACCAGGACACGATCCGGGGCATGAAGATCATGCTCAGCGGTACGCGCCTCGGCACCTTCAAGGAACAGTCTGCCGAGATCGCCGAAGCCAAGCCGGTGTTTAACCAGGACCTAGCAGACAACCTCAACAGCGCTACGGGCGTCGGCGGCCGTATGCGGGCCACGCTCAGCCAGGCCATCGACCGGATGGCGAAGCCGATCAACAAGGGCTTTACCGAGTTCGGCAGTTACCTCTTGGACGACTTGAACCTGTCGGGCGAGCAGATGCTGGGCGCCGGTATCGCCACGGGCATCGGCGGCTACTACGCCGGGCGTGGTGCCAAAGCCGGTGCGGGCGCACTGATCAGTAAGCTGCTGGGCGGCCCGGAAACGCTGAAGAACGTGGCAGTCGGCAAGGTGCTCGAGGAGGCAGCCGGCGTTACCTCGGTGTTTGTCACCAACTGGCCACAAGGCGGCGGGTTGCCAGTCCCACTGGATGCGACAGGTCGCTCCGACCCTGCGGGCAAGAACTGGGGCCGGTATGCCGCCTTCGGTTCCGCCGCTCTGTCCTTTGCAGTCCTAGGCGGCTCCTCCGATAACAGCGATGAGGCGCGCTTGCGTCACGCCCAGGGCAGCAAGCTGCTCACCGACGGCCAGAAGGCCTACCAAACGGCCTTCTATAGCAACCGCATGAGCCTGGCCAGCGACAACCCGACCCAGTCCGATGATTGGGTATCGCAGCAGGCGCAGCGCCTGGCTCAACAGCAGACGGGCCTTACGTCGAACGGCATGTCTGCGGCGGGCGGTGCTGCCTGGGCCGATGGCGTTGCCGGCCGGGCGGTGGACGCGGCGACTTCCAAGTTGTCGGCCCTTCTGGACAAGCCGCTGATCGTGGAGGTGCGTTCCGATACCGACTACATACATGCGCAGGTTGAGCGCCGGGCAGACCTTCAAGTACGACGGGGGCAACAATGAGTTGGGAAGATGACCTGCTGGATTGCTCCTATCGGGGTATCCCGATGGAGATCATGGCTGAGGATCTGGAGGCCCAGCGCGCCCTCGCTCAGCACGGCGTGCCGTACAAGGATGGCGAGGATGTCGAAGACCTGGGCCGAGACGCCCGCGTCTTCAACATGCGTGCGGTGGTGTTCGGTCCGAACTACCTGTTTGAGCTGAAGATGATCCTGGGCGCGCTGGACACCATCGGGCCGGGCGAGCTGGTCCACCCGATTTACGGCAGCGTCAACGTGGTCAGCGGCGGCTACAAGGTCAGCCACTGTGCCGAGCGCCCTGACTATGCCGAGATCGAGCTGCGCTTCCTGGAAAAGTCGGAGACGTACACCTTCTTTCAGCGTGACCTGGTGTGGACCGAAACCGGTTCGGCCTACGTTGAGGATGAGCGCACCTGGCAGGACGGCGTATTCGACCTGATCGGCCGGGTTGACTCCCTGGTCGCCGAAGTCCAGGGCTGGATCGGGGGCGGTTGGACCGGGCTTATGGAAAAGGCGCTGGGCCTGCCGGGTATCACCTTGCGCCTGCAGCAGATGCGCTCGCAGATCCTCGGCGTCGTCTCCGGGGTGCAGTCGATGGCCAAGAGCGCTGGCTCGGCCTTTGACCCGATCACCGATCTATTCAGGACGCCAACAGAGATTCGCTCGTCCGTCGAAGACTCGACACCCAGCGCCGCAAGCGACCTGCTCAGCCGGACGGGGATGCCGTCCACCATGCCGGGCGCCGATGCGCTGCCAGCCTCGGTAGCGCGGATCGGCAGTGCCTTCCTGGTCGCGGCCCGGCAGGGTGATGAGCCGGACGGATCGGCGCTGCCCTCGGGTATGCCTGATGATCCGGTTGAAGCCGTTGCGTTCGGCCTGGTCACTCTGGTGGTGACTGAGCTTGCCTTGAGTTACGCGAGCTCGGTCGGAGTCGCCATCGAGAACGACGCAGACGATTTGGCACTCAGCCCCGGCGAGCTGGAGCGGTTGGCCAACCTGGCGCGCAGTCTCCTCCAGGCGGCAATCCTGCTCCATCGCCGGCTGTTCGAGATCGAGGAGGCTTTGCCAGTGATCGAGGGCCTGCGAACCACCGCGGCACTGATCCAGGCGCGGGCGCGCCAACTGGTGCTGCAACGGCCGCCGCTCATCACCCGCAGCGTCGACTCGGCGGCGAGTCTGCGACTGCTGGCTCATCGGTGGTACGGCGACAACAGCCGTGCGGATGAGCTGTTGCGGCTCAACCCCGAACTCCGCTCCCCCTACAACCTCGCCACAGGAACGCTGATCCGTGCCTACGCAAAGTGAAGACACCATTCGCCTGTCCATCGGCGGCCTGACCCATGAAACCTGGGACGGCTGGTCGGTGGAATCGGACCTGCTGACACCGGCCGACGGCTTCGAGCTGGAGCTGTTCACGCGGGACACAAAGCAACTGCCATCCGTCCTGGTCGAGGGGGCCAGCTGCGAACTGACCCTCGGCCGGGATCGGGTGTTGACCGGCCAGCTGGATGAGATCGAGCACGACATCTCCAAGCGCGGAATCAACATCCGTGTGACCGGCCGGGACAAGGCGGCGGTCCTGGTGGACTGCTCCACGCCCTTTGTCTCGATGCGCGAGGCCTCCCTGAGCCAGATCCTCAAGGAAGTGGTCGCGCCACTGGGAATCACCCGCGTCGAAGTTCGGGCCGCCTCCAAGCCTGTGAGGCGCCGTATCCAGATCGAGCCTGGCCAATCGGCCTGGGAGGCGCTACTGCAGGTGGCCGAGGCCAATGGCCTGTGGCCTTGGGTAGAGCCGGACGGCCTCCTGGTTGTGGGTGGGCCGGATTACACGTCAACGCCGGTCGGAGAACTGATCCTGCGGGCAGATGGCGGCCAGGACAACAACGTCGAGCGGCTGTCTGTGCGGCGCTCCATCGCTGGGCGGTTCAGCCAGGTGACGGTCCTCGGGCAGCACGGCCAGTACGACAACGACGGCCACGACACGTCCAGGTCGCACCTGCGCTCGGTCGTCAAGGATGACACCCTGGCTCGCCGTGGGATATTCCGGCCGAAGATCGTGATCGACAGCTCAAGCGAAAGCCAGGACATGGCCACCACCAGGGCGAGGAAGGTGCTGTCTGACAGCCGCCTTGAGGGCTTCGAGATACGGGCAATCGTTCAGGGGCATCGAGCAGGCAACGGCGAGGTCTGGAAGCCTGGCCAGCGGGTGATTGTGCGAAGCGAGCCGCATGCGCTGGATGCCACCTATTTCATCATGTCGCGCACGTTGCGTCTGACCAAGAGCCAAGGCGCTATCACTGAGCTGCGGCTTCGTGAGGACAAGATGTGGGTGCTCGATGGCAACCCGGTTAAGAAGCACAAGGGCAAGAAGACCGCCGCCGATGCGGCATTCATTCAGATGGTGAAGGCACTGTAATGTCGACCATACCTCAGCTGGTTAGCCAGCAAGTTGCTCGGGCCATGCGCGGCGTGCGCCAGGCCTTTCGGGCGGTCAGTACGCGAAACAGCTACGGGCCAAACATCGGCGTCGAGATGGAGGGGCTAGGTGGGGAGTCGGTCACGGGCGAGCTGTTACAGCACTACGGCTTCACCTCGGGGCCGCTGGCCGGAGCTGAGTACGTCGCCATTCCTATTGGTGGCAACAGCAACCATGTAGTTGTCGTTGCCTCAGAAGACGCCCGCTATCGGCTGAAGATCAAGGATGGCGAGGTAGGCATCTATACCGACGAGGGCGATTACATCCACCTCAAGCGGGGGCGCCTGATCGAGGTCGTCACCGATACCCTGGTCGTCAAGGCCAACACCAAGGTGAGGTTTGAAACTCCGGTCATCGAGGCCACAGGCCAGGTCCAGGCCGATGACAACATCCAGTCGGCCAAGGAAGTGATCGACCAGGTGCGCAGCATGCAGGCCGACCGCGACCTCTACAACGCTCACAAACACGGCGACAGCCCGCAACCATCCCCGCAGCAATAACCCGCCTCCTGTTTCTGGTCCGTGAAAGCTGTCATGGACCAGAAACACCTAAGTCCGCGCACGCGAGGCAACCTGCCTCGCTATGGACGCAAGCATAAACCCCACTACAGGCGACTTGACTGGTCAGCGCATCGCGACGCTGGCCAACGCCGTTTATCTCAGGCTGATGACTCCGCTCGGCAGCTACTGGGCCGACCCTGAGTTGGGCTCCCGACTGCATGAACTCCAGCGCGAGAAGGACAGGCCGCGTGTCGGTTCGCTCGCCATTCAGTACGCCCAGCAGGCCCTCCAGGGGCTGATTGACGATGGGAGGGCCAACTCGGTGGAGGTGACAGCAGAACAACCGCACAACGGCTGGTTGCGCTTGCTGGTTGAGGTGTATGCCCCTGCCGGCCGCCAGACCTTTGAGCACCTGGTGAGAGTGATCTGATGCCTTATGTAGCCCCAACCTTCGACGCCATCCGTTCCCGCGCCCTGCGGGACATTCGTGCTCTGTTGCCAGATGCAGACATCACCAGTGATAGCGATAACCACGTCCGCGCTAGCTCCGTGTCGGCAATCGCAGAGGGCATCCATCAGCAAGCCTCGTGGACGGCTCGCCAGATTTTCCCCGATACAGCCGACTTCGAGGAGCTGAAGAAGCACGCGGCCTCGCGGGATGTCTATCAGAAGTCGGCGACCACGGCAGGGGCTGGGGTTTCGCTCTCCGGCACGGTCGGTAGGGTCGTGCCCGCAGCCTCCCAGATCCGGCACATCGCAACGGGGACGATGCTGGTCACCACTGCTGACGTAACGATCGGCAGCAGCGGGACGGCTGTCGTCCAGGCAGCGACGGTGGACACAGGGGCTTCGCTCAACGGCTTGGAAGGCGCGGCCGTGCTCGTCAGCCCTCCGCTCGGGGTCGACGCTGCATGCGTGCTGGGCGAAACCAAGGGCGGCACCGACGACGAGTCAGCGGAAAGCCTGCTGGCACGCTACCTTGATGTGCTGCGCAACCCGCCGAGCGGCGGTAACCAGGCCGACTACCGGCGCTGGGCGTTGTCCGTCGACGGTGTGTCAACTGTCTTGGTGCTGCCAAAGCGCCGTGGCGGCAACACCGTCGACCTGGTCATCACTTCGGCGGGCGGGCCTTCGTCTGAGGCGATCATTGCCGCCTGCCAAGCCTATGTAGACTCGGTGGCCCCGGCCGGAGCCGACGTGTGGGTGTTCACTCCGCAGGTGGTCTATGCGGACCTGGTCGTCGCTTTGAAGCTGGCGACGGGCTACACGCTCGATGCGATGCAAGCGCCTGTGCAGACGGCGGCGGCCAGTGTAGTGGCGCCTTTGGCCCCATTGGAGCCGCTCTACCTGCAGAAGCTCGGCGCAGCGATCAGCGGCGTTGCCGGCGTGATCGACCTGAACCTGGTCAGCCCCGTAGCCAATGTCTCGGCAGACATTGCTCCCGCAGTGGGATGGGTACGGTTGGGCTCTGTCCAGCTGGTGCCGCTGTCATGAGAGAGTCCCTGATTGAGCAACTACAGGCGCTGCTGCCCCCTGTCTCATATGACCCCAATGGGCCGCGCAATTACGCCCAGCTCAACGCTGAAGCCGGCGCCTTGCTTGAGGCCATACAGAAGCTTGATGGCGTTGAGTCGGCCATCTTTCCGGCCACTTCTGGCGAGTACATAGCGGATTGGGAGCGGGTTTATGCACTGACCGCTGCGCCTGGTGCCTTGCAAGAGGAGCGCATAGCGGCTGTTGAGGCCGCAATGGCTGATTTGGGCGGCCAGTCCATCCCTTATTTCGTTGCCATTGCCAAGCGCCTGGGCGTCGCGGCCACCGTCGATGTGAACCGACCGGCACTTACTCAAATTGCCGTTGTGGAAGACCCCGCTCCCGATGGCGATGCGTTAACTGAGTGGCGACTTAACGCGCCTCTCTCCGCGTATCGATCAGCCTCACTTGAGGCCCTGGTACAAGTTCGCAGGCCAGCAAATACCGAAGTCACGGTCGGCTATGGCAAGGCGATAGCCGAGAGTCTGGCGGCAAGTTCAGACCGACTTTTCAATTCTGCTCACTATGTAATACCGGAGGCCATAAATGGCTGAAACACCCGTCTCCGCGATGGAGGGTTACGCGGCACTGCTCGACGCCGCCTCGCGCCGCTCTGATCTCGCTTCTGCCCTGTTGCACCTCTATGTAAATGGCGGCGTAGATACTGATGTACTTACGG